TAGATAGTGAACCCAAACCATTAAAATTACTTGTAAGGGACACCTTAGTTGTATATTTTAGCGTTGTTTTTGGAAATTTTGTTTTAGAACAAGTTGAGCCAATGTTAAATGATGGAGCTGAAATTTCTAAAATAACACCTGTCTTTACAGACAATCCGGGGTTCTAAATAAAGAATTATTATATATTATTATCAATCTTAAATAATAATATAATCGTAAATAATAATATAATCGTAAATAATAATATAATCTTAAATAATAATATAATCGCAATAAAATTATATTATTACACATTTTACAATTAAAATATTTTATTTCTAAGCATAAACAGGGATTTTATCAATATCAATAATTTCGCCTGGTATATTTTGGGTATATTCATATGCCATAAATTCAGGACGAATTAGCTGTACTTGAGGACTATGATTGTGAACACATCTAGCAATCATTTTATACAATTTAAAGTCAGGATATCTATCATCACCATTGGTTTTGTATAACATATTTAATCCATTATCATCAAGACACCACTCAATAACCAATCTTTTAACCGGGTCGCATAAATCCAGATTTTTTGTTTCTTGTAAATCATCTACAACATAATCAAAAATAGAGCATGCTAATCTACAAATATCAAAACTAAAATTCGGTTCTAAACGTGGTTTATTTTCGTTAAAATAAGGTTCTGTATTGTATTGTGTTGCGGCATCGCCATTGCTATTAAAACTATCACTGCAAAAAGTTTTCCCTTTAAATTTATAAATACTTCTTCCAAAATCGATTATTTTAAATATTCTGCCAAAAGTTGGTACCTTATAATTTTTATTTTTATACTTATAATACAAATATTTTTTAGTTGTGCTTATATACATGACGTTATTAGTATGAAGGTCATTGTGAGTAAAATTAAATGCTTTCTGGTATGTTATCAAAATCATAATAACTTGCATAAATGCTGAAAACCATTCTTCTTCCGTTAATTCATTGTTTAAAATTAAATCATCAAATGTGTTTTCGCAGTTTTCAAGGCAAATTATTTGTACTGGAAAATGGGGGATTGTAGCTTCTATTATTTCCTCTATTTCTTCTTCGCTTTCTTCGTCTGAATCTTCAATGTCTTCCCAATTTGAATCATTGTCGTCCTTTTCATCGCAATTTTTTTCATCCTTTTCATCGGAATCTATATCATCCTTTTCATCGCAATTTATATCATTGTTTAAACATTTAATATCGTCACATAAATCTTCATCCACACTATTCAGGGTTGTTGTATGAGAAGTTCTTGAAGAACAACTTGAGGAAGATTTAATGGTAGCAGATTTCGTCTCATCTTTTTTATCAAAAAAATTAGTTTCTGTTATATCAATAAGGTCCATAGACATATTTTTAAGGTCATTTAAATCAATGTGGGTATCAGCATTATCATTGTTAAAAATATCTTCATATAAATCTTCATTAATTGACTTAATGGATGAATTTGATTTAAGACTAGAATTATACTCAATTTTGATAGGTTTAAGTTTAACAGTTTCATCTTTAAAAATGTGGTCGTAATTATCAACAGTAAATAATACATTTCTATTTTTATTAAAAAAATCAGAACTAACTAAATATTCTAAGTCATCATAAATATTAAGTTTAAAATCATTTTTAACACCTAAAAATGAGCCATAATAATCTACTCCATTAATAAAATTATTATTGTGGCATAAAAAGCTGCTTAAATATGAAAATAAGCCATCAATGTATGATGAATTATTACTATCCAATATTTTTTGATGTACGGTTGAAGCATTTGAATCTAAGCTAGGTAAATTAAATAAATTAGTATCATTCGCATTATATTTACCAATTAAGTATTTGAAAGGGTCTAAAAGCGGTGCTAATTTAAAGAAAATTTGTTTATCTTTGGATTTTTTTGAGTTATCCAAATTTTTTACTTTACAATTAAATATATTAACATTGTCTTCTAATCTTTCATTTATTTCTGTTATATAAAATTGATGATTTAGATTAATATTATTGTAATTTGTTTCATTCAAATTGAAAAATCTTTGATATATAGGAATATAATTTTGGGTTTTAGAGATAAATAATGAACTTTTTTCTTCTAAAGATTTAAAAAGTTCTTGATTCTTTCTTTTATGATAATTTACTTCTATCATTAATAGCTATTTAATATATAAATAATCCATTTTTTTAACTTATTATTTGTAAAATACACTATAAATAAATAGAAAATGCGTAATATTAATAAATATAAAATTCTATTATTTATTAATAATAAAAATGACGCTTGAATTAAAAAAATTTGACATGAAAAGCATTAGTTTCAAGCCGAATGAAAATAAAGGTCCAGTTGTTGTGTTAATAGGGAAGCGTGATACAGGTAAATCTTTTTTAGTTAGAGATTTACTTTATTATCAGCAAGAAATACCAATCGGCACAGTTATTTCAGGCACAGAAGAAGGAAACGGATTTTACGCAAAAATGGTCCCCAAATTGTTTGTTCATAATGAATACAATACGGCAATTATTGAAAATATATTGAAAAGACAACGCACCGTTTTAAAACAAATTAAGAAGGAAATGGAAACATACAAAAAAAGCACAATTGACCCACGAGCCTTTGTTATTTTAGATGATTGTTTATATGACGCAACATGGACGAGAGATAAGATGATGAGATTACTCTTCATGAACGGAAGACATTGGAAGGTAATGTTAGTGATAACAATGCAATATCCTTTAGGTATACCACCTACATTGAGAACAAATATCGATTATGTTTTTATACTAAGAGAGAATTATATCGCAAACAGAAAAAGAATATATGAAAATTATGCTGGTATGTTTCCAACATTTGAATCGTTTTGTCAAGTAATGGACCAATGCACTGAAAATTATGAATGTCTAGTTATTAATAATAACTCAAAGTCAAATAAATTACAAGACCAAGTATTTTGGTACAAAGCGGACAGTCATAATGACTTTAGATTAGGGTCAAAAGAATTCTGGGAATTATCTAAAAATATGGGTGATGATGAAGAAGAAGAACAATATGACCCGAATTCTATTAAAAAACGTGGAGGTGGGCCAAAAATCAGTGTTAAGAAGACAAAATGGTAATAGCACTTTTATAAAAACTGCTTTTTAAATATATAAGCAGTTATAACAACTTAAACAGTATCCTATTATAAGTATATAATAAGATGCAAGAACTCAACATAGTAGAACTAATAGAGAAAAACCCAATCTCTAAACTATCAAACGCTTATAACAACAAATTAATAAATAAAATAAGGAAAATTTCACTGATTTTGAATCACAATTATTTGTAAGTAGTTTTTATTGTTATTTAAATTATGATAAAAATATAGATTTTGTAGTTGATTTAGATGATATATGGAAATGGTTAGGATTTCAACAAAAAGTAAAAGCAGTTGTATTATTAGAAAAACATTTTAAATGTGATATAGACTATAAAACCGCTTTCCCTAACGGTAAAGCGGTTTCTGAACAAGAACCTACTGTCAAACAAAATGGCGGACAAAATAAACAAACTATATTATTAACCATAAAATGTTTCAAGTCATTATGTTTAAAAGCTCAAACCAAAAAGGCGGGAGAAATTCACGAATATTATATGAAAATGGAGGAGGTTTTACATCAAATTGTAGAAGAAGAAACGGATGAATTAAGACTCCAATTAGAGCAAAAAGAAAATATTATTTTGGAAAAAGATATTACAATTAAAAATTCTAAAAAAGAAAAGCAAAAGGCGGTAGAACAAGCAATAATTGTCCAATTTCCATTAAACACTGAATGTATATATTTTGGAACTATTGATAATACAAATGAAGAAAATGAGACGCTAATAAAATTTGGTCACACAAATGATCTATCAACGAGAATACTAGATCATCGTAAAAAATACAATAACTTTGTTTTAGTAGAGGCATTTAGAGTTCAAAATAAAGTAGAAATTGAAAATCTAATCAAGACATATCCAAAAATTAAAAGACAAATTCGCACACTTCAACTAAATGGGAAAAATAAAACAGAAATAATTTCTTATGACGCCACAAATTTTACTATTGATAAATTAACTAAACATATTAAGGACATTATACATTCTAAAACATATAGTATAGATAATTTTAATAGATTAATAAAACAAAATGAAGAATTAGAAAATGAGAATAGAATATTAAAAGAAAAAAATAAGTCTCAGGAAATAATCATTACTGAAAAAAATATTCAAATAAATCAATTTAGAGAAAAAATAGAAAATCAACAAAAGGTTATCGAGACGGTTAACTTTGAAAATCAACCCATTTATCAAAATGTATTATTACCAGAAGATGAATTGAATAAAAAATTTGCCGAGTTTGTAAATAGTATTTGTATTGTGAGACCTGATGTAGAAGAATTATCTGTAAATATTGAAGGACGTTTTCGTTTATGGAGCCAAGTAAAACCTACAAAGGAAGTTTTTCACGCATTAAAAAATTATATGGATACAAGATTTAAACCAAAACGTGTTCAAGGAAATCATG